ATATGCTTTAATAGATTGCTGTGTTGCTAATTGTGTAGCAGAATCAGATGCCATGTTATCTTCATCTAATACGGCTGTACCAGATACGCCTGTATTTAAAACAGCACTTGTTAATGTTTTGTTTGTAAGTGTGTCAGTTGTAGCTCTGCCAACTAAAGTATCTGTAGAAATAGGAAGAGTTAATGTACCTGTGTTAGAGATACTTGAAATAATAGGTGTTGTAAGAGTTTTATTTGTAAGAGTCTCTGTTCCTGCTAGAGTTGCAAAAGAACCATCCGATAAGGCAGTGTTAAATTCTGCTGTTGTACCAGTAAGTGTACCCTCTGATAAATCTAAAGTTAAAGTGTTATTAGCACTATCAATAGTTTTATTTGTTAATGTTTTTGTTGTTGCAGATAAATAAGTGTCTAAATCTGTCATTGCTACCTGTACCATTGTACCGGCATCATTAAAGACAACTCTATCAGCACCTGCTACTGTTGTTGATGTAGCTGCTGTATCACCATCAAGAATATTTAATTCGGTAGTGGTAATTGTAGCACCGTCTAAAATTTCTAACTCAGCTTCAGATATTTCTGCCGCACCAATTGTTACTGTTCCTGCAAAAGTAACATTAGCACCACTAAAGGTCATTGCAGTAGTTGGCGTAGAACCCGATTTAATTATTAATTCACCAGAACTATTTGTTAAACTACCATAAGTAGTACCACCATCTTTTAATACAATGTCTGCACCATCTGCATCTAAAGTAATATCACTAGCCGCATCAATAACAACAGCACCATCAGATATTACATCTAATTGACCATCTGTGCTTGAATATACATATGTTCCTGTATCTTGAAAATATAATTTTTCTGTACTGTTAACAAGAATATCATCAGAGAATTTAAAGTAATCCTCATCTTCCATCCATGTTAATAAACCGTCATTTGTTTCCCCATCGAATGTAACAGCTATGTCTGTAGCGGCTGTACCATCACCAATAGTAAGTGCTGTGCCTAATAACTTTGTTATTGGCCCGCCTTCTCCTGTTGTTCCGTCATGGGTATGACCTGTACTAGAAGCAAATGCTGATTCTATCTGATTGAACTCATTATTAAAATGAGATGCCTCAATCGTAGAACCATCAGTAATGTTTCCAGATTCTTGTCTTGTGTATGTTGTTCCCATTTATCTTCTTCCTCCGGGTATAAATTCTAATTGGTATCCTTTAAATGATATTGGTAAATTATTGGATGATTCTTCTACACGAATTGCTACAGTAAATCCTCCACCTTCAACAGATTGTCTAACTAAGTTAGCACCTGATGAACCATAAACTGCTGTTCCATATGTTGAACTAGCTAATCCATAAATTGCTATTCCTGCTCCTGTTGATAAAGTATATGGGGCAGGTTGCGGTATATCGGGACTATCAAAATCATAACGTAATTTAAAATTAGCATCTACGTTACCATCATTTTTATAGTTCCAAATAACTCGTTGCATACTTTTACGAATACCGGGGTCTCCCATTGTCATATCCGGTGTTCTGTAAAAAGCATTTATATTTACTGTTCCAGATGCTCTAGTAAATACATTTCCAGATTCTTGCTTATAAACATATCCATCATATCCGCCAGATATAATTGTTTCATTTCCACTGATAAAATCAGAATCTGAACTTGATGTTTTTAATCCTATTATTTCTGAATACTCAAAACCTAATTGGCCTGTATTAGGATTTACTTTTGTAACTAATATTAATCCTTTTGCAGATGCTTCTGATTGGTCAGCACTTGTTGGATAAAAAATACGATATTGTGATTTTCCTCTTATAACAAGTGAATTAACATTATGTGTAGTAATATCATCTGTAATTTCTTGTACTTGTTTAGATATAGTTCCTAACTCTACGTCACCGATTTTATCTGTACCGGCAATTGTACGAAGTCCATCTGGTGCTAAAAATATAACATCACCTGCAAATTCTTGTATACTTCTACCATCAACACAACCTATTTTTCTAGTTACTGGTTGTAAAGTAAAATCTGCTAAAGATGTTCCAACTAATTTAAATATTGCATCTTCACACAATATAAATAGATTATCACGAAAAACTTTTAATCCTACAACATTTGAGTCAACTTTAATTTCACCACCACCATTTGCTGATGTAAAATCATTAGTAGCAAACGGAGCCATAAATTTAACTGATTGTTTATTACTTCCATCACCAGAAAAAAATATGTGATTTTTAAATATTTCAACAAATTTAAAATTAGCACTTCCTGTTGCATTTACATTAGTAACACTATAACTTGTATCGATAATTCTAGGAGTAGATGTTGCTGAACAGATAACTATTTTTTCTGTTCCATTAAAGTTAAACTTTTTAAACTCATAGTTTTGAGTAGGTGTTCCTAAGCCTGTTACAACAGATGTCCATGAACCTGTTGTTCCTGCATAATGAATACTACCACCTCTTGCTGCTAAAACAACGCTATTAAAGATAGCAGACATTACTACTCGTTCTGATGATGCAGATACTTGGGGTACAATATTAGTATTATATTTTGTTGTCCCTAATATTTTTTTATAACCACCAGTTATATCTGGTTCAAAATTTTTTAATTCTCTTGCCTCTCCCGGAGACATAGAGAATACATCTTTATCGAGTACTAATCCCCCACCAAGGCTTGTTACAAATGGTGATATTTGCGAAGTGTTTGGCATTAAATTTTACCATATACTCTTAAATTAACTCGTTCATCTCTCATATATTCTGGTTTAATAACTAAATCATTATGCAATCGTTTTAAACCATCTGTATATTCTTTATTAGCAATCATTGCATGCTCTGGGTCAGAACGTAAATTGTATGCATAGTATCTTGCTTTTGCTACAATTAAATCTGCATATCTATCATCTAAATCTGGGATATCACTATAAGTAGATAATTCTGTGTGTTCTTTCCAGTATTCAAATACTATTTGATAATTACTCTTATCGGGTATAGGTGTTAAACCTAATTTACCACTTTGAGTTTTATATACATAAGCGGGCTCACCTTGTGCTGAACTTAAATTTGCAATATCTCTTTCAGAAAAACGTCTTACCCAATCATCGTATGATAAAAATGGTAATCGTTGTACTCCGATATTTCTTGATATGCGAACATAATCAACATCTAAATTTGTACTATCAGAATTTGTTAAAGTTAAATAAGTTGTGTTTGCAGGAGCTGTAAAAGTATTTTCATAAACTTTTATTTCTCCATAATTTGTTACAGATGCTGTTGCATTTAATGTACCACTTGCACCTGCAGATGTTCCTATTTGAATGGATAAAGATGAACCGCTACTAGATGAATCAAAAAATCCTACTTGTATTTTATATTCTTCATTTTTAGTTAATGTTAATGCTTGATATGCACTAGATGCATCTAATCGCATTCTACCATTACCACCAGAATTATAAGCAGGAGTACCACTATTAGTTGTCCAACTTGTTATATCAGAAGTAAATTCGCCATTTGCTGTTTCTTCTTTTGGTTTTAAATAAAATGTATCCCAGTCTATTTTACGCCATTGTAAATCACCCGTTTGTGGTGAATCTGTTGTAGGTAAAGCATATTCTCTTTGACCGGCATTTGTATAATAATAACTTTCTTTATGTAAACTTGGCAGTTCTTCTAGCTCATTATAAATATCATGAAGAGCTCTATTAACAAAATTTTTTACAGAAGTTTGCATACCACGTGCAGAACTAAAAGTAGAAGATGTTAATTCTACTTCATTCAAATCATTCAGCACTCTATTTGCTAATACTAAGTATGTTGCCATTAAACTCCTAAATTTGTTTTATTAAATCCCGGTACAGGAAAACTTTTAAATTCTATACAGTATGCATCGACAACCATGTTAGATTTATAAAAATCACTTTGTAATTCATAGGCATTTAAAAATGCAACTTGTGATTCTCTACATCTAAATTCAGTATCATATAAAAATGTACTTGTTTTAACTGAAGGCCAGTTAGGTGATGACATTACTGTTAGTAATAAAAAAACTTTAATCATAATTTATGTGGGGACTAAGCCCCACTTTTTAATTTATTTTAATTTCTCTTGGTTGTTTTTCTTTTGGTAATTCTTGTACCAAATCTATATCTAACAAACCATTTTTAAGTTTAGCATTTGTAACATTCATATATTCAGCTAATTTAAAAGTCTGAGTAAATGCTCTCTCTGCTATACCTTTATGAAGATACTCTTTATCTTCATTATATTTTACTTCACCAATTATTGATAAAGTATTTTCTTTTTGCTTTACAGTTATACTCTTTTCAGAAAATCCTGCTACTGCAAATGTTAATTTATATTTATGGTCATCCACTTTTTCTATATTGTAGGGTGGATAACTATTTGGGCGAATGTCAGCTAAATCATTAAATAAGCTGTCAAACCCCACTGTCATTGCCCGAAAGGGACTTAGGTCTATCCTTGTCATTTTTTTCCTCCTTATTAAGCAAGGTTATAATGGCATCTAACTTATCTTCTAAATTAGATATCCTTCTTTCTAATCCAACATTAGTGTCTGGAAAGAAAGAAATCTTTCTTTGATTATCAAGCATATTCCAAATTTTTTTAGTCATATGATTTCAAATATTTACAAGGTTTATTATTATATAATCCACAACATTGACCGCATTGAGTGCATTCACCTTCATATTCTTCTATTTGTTCATTCCAAATATAAGTACATTTATCAAATCCCATTGGTCTCATTTTATTATCAAGACACATTTTAGGGGGCCAAAACATTACCTCAAGCTTATTATCAACAATAAGTTTTATATTAGGACTTCCGGGAAAATAGTCTACTTTAAGACCTAACCTAGAGGATTCCCAACAACCGTCAGCATTGTTTGTAGAATTAAATCGTTTTTCTGGATTGTTATAGACAGAGCAGTAATATTTAGTCATATATTTATTATATCGCTGTATACTAATCTGTCAATAAAAATCTGATAAAAGGGGGCATTTAGCCCCCAAATATTGTATTAATTACGCAGTGTTTGAAGCAGTTTCATCTGAACCGCTAATATCACACATTAATGCCCAAACTCTGATTTTACCTGCAGTATCCTGTGCACCACCAATTGTTACATCAATAGTATCAGCAGAACCAAATACAACCATGTTACCAAATGGTAAACCAGTTGAAGCACTGTCAGTTACAGTTCTTAGGTCAGCGTGACCAGTTGCGTTAGTATCACCATCGACCCATCTGTCTGCGTCTCCACCATAACCTACATCGTAAGTTACAGAAGTAGAACCTGCAGTTAATACTTCAATACCCGCACATAGTACTAGCGTTTCTGCCGGTACGTTTAGAGCTTGAATTGTATCACCAGATGCAGGGTCAAATAATGAGTTGTCAATTGTGTTTTCAACCCAATAAGGCTTCCTTCTAGTAGAAGGATGGCCAGAAGTTGAACCAGTTACTTTACTTACTGTTGCCATTCTAGTGTCCTCCTATTAGTCTATTAATACGTGTCTAATCATAAGTGCTTCCGAACGAAGTACTTTTCTTCCAAACACGTGTAATCCTCTAACTATATCAGCAAAAGAATCTGGGTCTCTTACGACTTCTGTTTTTGCAATAGCGTTAGCAGTTGCAGTAGAAGACATATGTCCCCAAAGAATTTTGTAGTAGTTAGAAGTTGATGAAGCAGCGAAGTTGTTAGTCATGTACAATTTAAATCCTTGTACTAGACCGTCCATTACTCTACCATTTCTGATAGGTGATGCCGCATCGCCAGTAACAGACGCATCTAAAAGTTTTGCAGAAGATTGAGCTAATTGCTCATACCATTCTGGTGAACCTAAAAACCATCTGTTATCCATTGGAACGTCATTGCCATTTAATCTTTTAGCACAGTTAGCCATAATGTTAAGTGGGTCTGTTTCACTAGTGTCAAAACCAGTATCAGTTCCAGAACCATCAGAACCTACAGTTGTACCTGCACCAGATATCATTGCTGCAATTACGTTTTCGTCATATTTATCTTTTAGAGCATATGCTCCAGAAGAAGTAGCCAAAGCCTCCCAGTTCACGTGAGCTTGTCTTTCTTCGATATCGTCAACTTTAAATGCAAACGCATTAGCTTGGTCAACTACCATTTGTAGTTGGTCATCAGCTAGATTTTGGATGTTAATTGCTCCACCTCTAGTGTATGAACTTACGCTAATTGTCGGCTCTTTAATAATGTTAACAGTATCTCCGTAGTTATCAATCTCTCCTGCATAATCAGTATTAGTAATGTCTTCTACTACTGATGCAGTTCTAAAGAACTTTTGGACTTTTTGACTATAGATTACCGGTAGCCAATTGCCCGAAGGTAAGTTGTCATAACCGGCTGCTTTTGATATTGCCATGTTGTCCTCCTATAGACTGTTAAAAAAAGTTAGCCATTAACAATTCTACCTTCACGTCTAGCTAAATCAATATCCTTTTCGTGTTTTACAAACTCTTGAGGTTTCATTTTAGCTATAGTACTAAGTTTCCAGACTTTTTTATTTGTTACATCTACTTCTTTTCTAGCTGTAGAAGTTACAGATTTAGATGCTTCTAATGATTTATTAGGAGTTTTCTTTTTGCTATAACCTGTATCTACTTTGTACAAATCAATAGCTCTTGCTGCTAATGTTGCATTAGTTGCATTATCATATAACCACCCTTGAATTGTAGCATCTTGTTGACTAACCCATTCATGAAATTTTTCATCTTGTCTAATTTCATTAAAGTCTGGATGAAGTTTTGCTAATTCAACCTCAGCTTTCTCTTTTTGAACTGATACCTGTTTTGTTTCTAGTTCTTTAAGTTCACTTTCGATTTTTTTAGTCTTTTCATCAGCTTTAGTATATGCTATAGTTTCTATAACATCATAGACATCTGGATATTTAGTACGCCAAGCTTCTATTTCTTCTTTTGTTTTAGGTAGCTGTATTTTACCTGCTTCTTCTTCTAGCTGTTTTCTAAGTTTAATAACTTCGTCTTTATGCTTATTGACAGTAGAATCATAATGTCGTTTAAGGTCGTCGTAACGTTTCTTAAACACTTTCTCTTCAGCATTAACAGGGCGTTCTTCATCGGGAGTGGCTTCTTCGTCTGAAGAAGTGTCCTTTGAAACGGTAGCTGTATCCTCTGTTTCATCCTTATTTAAATCTTTTTTATATTTATTTCTATAAGGTGTAGGCTCGAGAAAAGCCTCAGTTTGAATCTCTTCAACTTGATTAGGCTCATCCTTTTCTTGTTGAATATCTTCTCTTTGGTCTTCCATTTTATCTCCTTGTGGGTGCTGTTGGAAGAACAGGTCGCCCGAATTTTAAAAAATTTTCAGGGGCTACGACTAAGCAGTCATAGGTGGCCTGTTCATTGGTGCTCCTAAACCCTCTGGTGCAGGAGCTTCTGCAGGAGCAGCCATTGGTTGCTCAGCAGAAACTGGTTGTTGTGCAGATGTCATATCCTCTACAAATTGTTGCATTGAATTGTCTGGTGAATCACTTGGATATTTATTCATAATTATTGAAACTGGTATTACTACTACTGGTTCTTTAGGGCCTCTGTCTGCTACTGCAGATACATCTATACCTTTTGCCGATAGTGCTTTTTTAACATCTTCTGTAAGATGCATATCGAGAACAGCATCTTCTGCTCCTCCCATTGGTGTATTCATTGGTTGTTCCATAGGAGGTTGTTGTGCTCCCATCGGATTTCCCATCATTCCTTCTGCCATATTATTCTCCTATTATCTTGTTCTTAAATTTGGCCCTGTTCTAGGGGTTGGTTTGTTTGATGAACCTGTGTATCCACTTCTTTCACTTGGGGGTTTGTTTTGACTAGTATTTGGCGTAGTTACATATCCTCCAGTATCTTTAGTATTATAAGTTACTGTTCCTCTTTCTTTATATTCATCTCTAACTCTATCACGTTCATTACTTTGCTGTTGTTCTTGTTGTTGTTGCTGTTGCTGTTCTGCATTAGCAATATCTTGTTGTATTTGTCTTTTTCTTTCAGCTTCTTCTCTAAGTTTTGATATTTCAGTTTCAAATTTAAGTTTTTTTAATTTTTCTTCTTCTTGTGCATTTTTAATATTTGCAGATGATTGTGTAACAGGTGTAAGTCCTTGCCCTCCTGCAATGCCATTATTTATGTAATTTGTAAATTTAGCAACAATATCCGGAGAAAATCCTGCATAAGTTAATTGCCCAAATCCCGGAGTAAACTCAGTATTAGTACTTCCTTTAACACTACTAGCTTCTGTAGTAGGTATTACAACTTTATTAGGTATATCACTTCCATCTCCTGTTGCAGACATGCCTCCTCTTGGATATGCTACAGTGGTGTCTATAATTCCTTTATTAACTAATAATCCAATTATATTTTTCTTTTTGTTTAATTGAGTATTTTCTTCTTGACCAAATCTTGCAAGTTGAGAATCTAAAAATCCTGCAACCATACTTCCTCTATTTAAATCCACTTCAAGTTGACCTGTTTCTTTATTTTTATTTACAAAACCTCTTTGTTTTAAATTTTCTATTAATTCTTGTGCACTCATATTAGCATACTCTTCATCTGTAGCAATAAAGTTACCATCCATAGTAGTTCTGTTTGTTCCTGCTATTTTAACTGCTTGTTGTTTTTCAGCTTCTGTAGTATTGTTTTGTTGTTCTTGTTGTGCAAAAGGATTTTGATAATTAGGGTCTGGTACACATTGTTTTAAAGAGTTATCATAAATATATCCGGGTGGACATGGGTCTTGTTCTGGCTCTGTAGGTGTAGTTGGTGTAGTAGGAGCTGTAGGAAATTTAGGGTCTGGAGTTGAAAATGCATTGGGGTCTATAAAATCTTGTGGTGTATTATTAAACGACCAAGTACCTGCCGCCGCATCATAACTTAACCCTATATTATTTCCTTTGTAGTATGTTGTCATTTTCGTTTAAGTTGTTCCCTCAGTTTCAGTATTTCCTGCAGAGAAGCCACTCTCCCCTGCTTGCGGAATACTTCCTGTTCCGATGTTTCCACCACCAACGCCTGTAGGGTCGTCTGGATTCGCTCCTGCAGGAGTTCCTCCACTAGATGCCATTGAGGACTGTTGATTATTGTTTTCAGTTTGTTGATTTCCATTTGCCATTCCCATTATTTTTGCAAAGATAGCCGCTTTCTCTGGGTCGTTTATTAATTTTTCTGGTTCTATATCAAGTGACTTTGCAATCTCGGATAATATAGAGTGCCATCTAACAAACGGAGCCAAGTTTTGATTTGATGCTACTTGTAAGAAAGTCATTAATCTTTGTGACCTTACTTCTTTTTGCATCAGTGATGTTGTGCCTCTTGCCTTAACATGTAAGTCACCTTTTATTTCTGGGGAGTCTTCATTAAATTGCATATTCCATGCAAATAATGTTTCACCTAAAGGTCGTAAAAGCATATCATCAATATTTTTAATAACTGTTTTTATACTAAGAGCCGCCGCTCCCATTAACATAGACATACCTGCCGCCGTTCTAGTTGTAGATTGTACGCCAGTTGTACCATGTGAATATGATGGAATACCAGTTGATTCATCTGCTAACTGTCTAAACTTATCAAACATCATTAAATTTTCTGTAGATGTGTTTGGAAATTTAACACCATGTATAGCTTGACCCGGCATACCACTTTGTCTTCTAAATATTTTACCCGGAAAAACTTTCATATCTTGACCCGGTACTAACATTGTTTCATCAATATCAAATACTAAATTACCTGCTAGTGCTAAATTATCAATAGCCATTCTTGCATGACCATTCATAATTGTTTGTGCATCATCCATATTTTCTGGAATACCTACACCAAAAAATTGATAAGGATTAATTTCATATGGACAAACTAAATAAGGTAATCTTGTTGGTGTAAATGGATTTAGTACTAATCTAATAATACTACCATTACACACCCAACAATTAACTTGGACTTCATCCATATCATCCATGTCATCATCTAAATCTAAACCTGCTTCCATAGCAAGTTGAGTATCCATTGTACCCCAAAATTCTAAAATCTCATATCTGTTTTTATCAAACTCATCTGTAGATTCTCTATCTTGTAAAGATGATTCATATCCTCTAGCTTCATAACTAGGCCCCATATCTAAAGAATTACGAATAGCTTCTTTTCTAAAGTAAGGTCTATTCATTAAGTCTCTAACTTGAGAGCGTGTATATACATGACGTTGAATTACATATTCCGCATCATCTAATGTTACAGCATCTGGGTCTGGATAAAAATCCCAACACGATACAGATTCAATTCTAGGTACTAATTTTGTTTTAGGTGTATATTCGTTTTTACCTGTTTCTTCATTCTTAGTCCAATTGTGACTAGATTGTTCATAAGTAAATGGCCCTTTAATAATTCCTGTACCAAGTAAAGCCGCTTCAAATAAAGCATGTCGTAAAACATTAACTGCACTAGATTGTTCTAGTTGGTCATGAATTAATTTTTCCATATTAGCAGAAGCCATTTCTGCAGGACTAATTTGTGGTTCTGATTTACCATCTTTAGATGAACCTTCTACAAAACCTGCACTACCTAATTCTTTTTCTAAACCCCCAAGTATACTTGTAGCTCCGGGTTTTAGTTCATTACCATCACCGGGAAATCCATAAGGACTTTCTGGTTGTTGTGGTTGAGCTTCTGTATTTTTAGATATATGAGCGTATTCTGCAATACCTTCTGGAACAGGTGTAGGTTCTACTCCTACTGGAAATTTTCCACTAGAAAATAGAACTTCAATTAATTGACCATAAGCCGCAAGAACTTTAGTCTTAGTTATTTTAACAAATACTTTTGATTTTTCTGATTCAGTAAATGCCATATCGTTACCATAGACTCCTCTATAGTTTCTATACGCTCTTAACCATCTTTGCTCATCAAACTGACGAGCATTTTCTGCATCAATAAATTTGCTTTTAACTAAACCGGCAAGACCCGAAACATCATACTCTTGTTTTGGACTATCTTCCTTATCACCTAAAGCTAAGATATCTGCTGTATCTTTTTTAGCCATTAATTATTTTCCGTCTGCTACTTTTGATAACTCACCTTGTGAATACATTTTTAATAAACCTGCTTGTGGTTTTTCTTTTGCAGGTGCACCATCAGCAACATTAGATAATTCACCGCTAGAATACATTTTTAATAATCCTGCTTGTGGTTTTTCTTTTGCCATAAGTGTATCAGAAACTTCTGAAACTTCGCCTTGTTTATACATTTTCATTTTCATAGTTTTCTCCTAATAATCTTTTTCGTTAGCCATCTTCATAAAAGATGCTTCAACTTTGTTTTCTGTTTTCTTTGGGAATTCATTTGGTCTAGTTTCATAGTTAGCTTGAATACTCATATCTAACTTTTCACCTACTGGTTTATCTTTTGGATAATCAGCACCAAGGTCACCCTGTTTGTATTTTGTTAATACTGGTTGTGGCATTTAGCCCTCCTTAATTTTATCTTTTAAAAAATCCATTAGTTTTGGATTATCTACAAATATTGTTGTCAAGCCATTAGCTAACCCATTAACTAATTTCTCTTCATCCTTCTCGTCTAATTCCATATTCCATTGATACACAATTGCGTGTAATATTTCATGGATTAAAGTATTAGCATGAGAAACTCCTGTTTCTTCTGCAGTGTAACCTATTACACCTTCTTTAGCAAAAAACTGTCCTTGTGCTTCATTAGCACTAGCAACAGTTTGTTTCCACTCTTCTAATTTATAATCTCTATAACCTATTTTAATTTTATCTGGTCGTTGCATTAATATCCAAATACTCTATCTGCCGGTTTAAATTTTTCTTTTTCTGTATATCTATTTGCATCATAACTTTTAGGATGTACAGTTCTACTCATAACACCATATCGAAGTGCATCATAAGCATGGTCTTCTGCATGTGTGTCTACATCTTCTGGATTATTTTTATCCACTGGTAACATAGGCATTGTTCTAGCAAGATTAGTGCAATTAGAAAAAACTTTTAGTTTCGGCTGACCTGTATCTGGGTCTTTAGCTAATAGTCTATGTAATTCTAATTTACCTGCTACTCTACTTCTTGGTGACCTATCTGAGGGTCTCCATTTACAACCTTCTCTAATCATTGTCTCTGCAATACTAGGGCCGGCATCCCCTCGCTTTGCCCAAGTTGAAGAGTCCAAGATTCCATATCGAATATATTCGTTGTGTTCTTTTTCCATGACTTGTCTGGCAAATATATCTGCTGTAACTCGTTGGGTATAATGCTCTCTGTATACCCAGAAATTGTTATCGAAGTCAACTGCAATCCAAAGAACGCAAGCCGCAGATGAATAGCCCCAGTCACATGTTCTGAATCTGAGCCAGTTACTGGGAATGTCAAAAGGCTGAACAACATGGACAGACATATCAAATTCCGGAAACGCCGAATTTTCAAATGCACTCCAGTCTCCTTCTAAAAATTGTTTTCTTTGAACTTCTGGTAAAGATGATAACATAATCATGTAATCATCCGTTTGCATTAGATACGGATTATCCTGTAACTTAGCCGGTATAAATCTTCTTGTTATAGATTTTCTACCTGCTATTGTGTCAATATGCACGTCAAAAGCTTTGTTTGGTTCACTAGGGTCTACAAACATTTCTTTAACCCATAACGAACCAACGTTACCCGGATTGCCTGTAGCTCTCATATATACAGGAATATCTGGGTCTACACTTCTTAGGGAGGAACGTAAGAAATTGTAAATCTCTGGAGTAGGATATTGAGGTAACTCATCTATTCCTATCCAAGTATATGATTGACCTTGGTAACGAAGAACATCCGTTAAGTTTTCTGCGTAACCAAATTCAATTCTAGCACCAGATGGAAATCGCCATTCTTTTTCTTGCTCTCTCCATTTAGCACCGGGATATGCTTGACCATATAAACGTTGAGAATGATTAATCATATCTCTAAGTTCTGGCATTGAACGTCTAATTAACAATGCTCGGTGGTGTGCTTTATCACAATACCTAAGTGGGTCAATTAACATGGCGTAGGATTTACCTCCACCTCTTGCTCCACCATAAAATACTTCTCTTTCTGATGCGGCTAGAAACTGTGTTTGTGGCCCATCGTTAGGTTGAAATATTATATTTTGTTCTACATGTTCTTGAACATTTGGAGGAAGTTTACCTACTTCCTTATCTGTCATAACTGCAGAATTTTTTCCTTTTAGTGCATTATCTGTTTTAAGAATTTGTTCTTTTCTTTTTTTAGCATTGTGCAAATCATTTGTTGCTTTTTTAATTTTGTCATCTTGTCTTTTGATAACTCGTTTAGCGGCTTGCTTTGCTTTAGTTGCTACACTAAGATTTCTTTGTTGTTGTTTTACTCCTCGTTTTCTTCCGAGGTTTTGTTTTGGTTTAGGTGGTGGGATGTCCATCTTTTATTTATAATTTTTCTTAGTCCAGTATGTGTAATAGCTCTTCCTGTTTTTTGACTTAACCATCTTGCTACTTCACGATACGAACAATTATTTAAATATTCTTTTGCCTCTTCTAAAGCATCTAGTTCTTCTTGAACAGGTTCAATATAATCTGTATCGTCTGCTAGTTTATATCCAAAAGGTATGACTCTAGCTTTTCTTTTAATTGATTCCATCTTTAGCAGGTAAAATAAATATACCATGAGCTACTTGTCCTGTGATATCTATTTTATCTTTTTTGACAAGTCCTACTCTGTCTAGTATTTGTTTAGCCGCTTCCATTCTAATATTAACACCGGGAGTTTTACCATCTTCATCTAATGCATCAACTAAACCTTTTACCGCTTTAGCTGAATTAAGTGCAAGAGAATATTCGGCTCTCTCTAGTATTTCTTCTTTTAATGACTTAACAACTTGAGTGTATGAATTTTGTGCATACCCTGCAATCTCTCCTGCTTTCTTTGGGCTACCATGAGCTTCTCCAAATAATGCAGTAAGAAAATTTTCTTGTTGTTCTGTTAATTCTCTAGTTTCTTTTTTTGTTGGTAACATTTATCCGAACGCTCTCCAAAAAGCCGCTGCTAACCCATAAGGGTCGTTAACAGGATAACCTAAATTATTTAATTGTACTTTAGGTTTAGCTTTAATTTTTTTTACAGCCACTGGCTTTTTTGTTTTTTCTTTACTCTTCTTTCTTTTTTCCATTCTGGTGACTCCGGTATGATTCCAAGCTCTTCTTTAATTTCTCTTTCTTGATATCCATGTTCTGCTGTAGATAAAATTTGTTCTCTCATTTTATCTTCTTTACCACCTCTATCTGATAGTGTAGCAATTCTAGGTGCAGTAATAACTAACTCTATAAAAGGGTCTCTACAAGGATTTTTTCTTCTATGAATAGGTAAATTTTCTGTAAAGTATTCTTTTGTTTTTTTATTATAATATTGATATGTTGGCATTATTTATTATGTTCACAGTTGCCACAGTCACATTGACCCCCACAACAAGAACCTCCATTACTACAATGACACTCATGTCCGCATGTATCACAAATAGGCATTATTTTCTACCTCTCGATAATTTTTCTAGTTTTTTTTGTAATGCTTTTAATTCTTTTTTAACATTAGCAATAGGGCCTGCTGTTCTCATTTGTACAACAGTCATTCCACTTCTTGCCGCATCTCTTGCATCAGCTCTATTCTTATCAAATTGTTTTTCTTTAAAAGTTTTAGACTCAGTATTTTGTCCTCCACCTTTACCTTTGTATCCTTTTACAGAACTATAATAAGATTTAGCCGCATCTTTTTTTAATTTATCTTTTTGACGTTTACGTCTATCAGCTTCTGCTTTTTTAATAGCATCATCTTTTTTCTTTTTTGAATTTTTTTTAATTTCTGGCATTATGATTTCTTATGTCTTTGGCAAAAATTAGATGCCGCTTCTACTGACCCAAAACCCCATGCTTTGAGTGCTAGTGCCTTTCTTGTTGGGCGACCTTTATCATCTTTCATTGGCCCTTTCATTCCTGCAAATCTACAGGCAAATGAAACCCTTCTTGGATTAACTCCAGATTTAACTGGTGATTTTAAATTACTTCCTTCTTTGCGTTTAAAATGTGCACGACCTGCCGCATTTAAACCACCTTTAGGATTTTGATATTTTTTTGCTACCATTCTTTTTCTTTAATGCAAGTATCTTTTTCTTAACATCTCCATAATGAAATAATTTTTTAGAGCTCGCAGTGTGGGTTTTACCACTATGTAATGTTCCATCTTTCATTTTGTGCGTAGCACCTTTAAATTCTTTTCCGTCTTTTGTATAATGTTTTACGCCTTTCATGAGAAACTCCTATATGCTCTTGTTTTCTTTGCTATCTTCTTTGGTTGTTTAGCTACTTGCTTTCCTGCTTTCTTAGCTTTTCTTTTAGCTTTAGTAGTAGCCGCATATTCTGCAGAAGAAAGAGCTTTGATAGCCTTTTCTGGTAAATATCTTTCACCAGTTTTAGAACTCTTCTTACCACTTTTTGTTCTCCATTTCTGGTCTCCCCAAGCTTTAAGCGAGCGTTGACT